GATGAGGTTTTAATACAGCAGTATTCTTTTACCTTCATTCAAACTCTGGGTATTAAAAAAAAGGATTATCATGGGTAACGTCATTAATTTAATTTCACTTGATACTTATCTTAAAAGATTAAAAACCAATGGTGGGATGTGGGAATTTAAGCCTGGCAAATGGATTATCAAACATTTGGAAGTAGAAGGATTGGCCCAGCATTATAATATCGAAACCCATATAGATTTAGTACATTGTAATTTAGATAAAGATGTAGCTGTAGTTAAAGCAGCAGCACTTCATAAAACTAAAAAATTTACAACACTTGGAGAAGCCTCTCCTAAAAATAACCAGTTTGATTATCCAGTAGCTATTGCAGAAAAACGAGCTGTAGATCGTGCTATTTTAAAAGCACTTGGTATTCACGGCAATGTTTATTCCGATCAAGAAATGCCAAATGAGAAACCTAATAGCAATGCCAACACGGGTATAAAATTAGATCACGCAGATATTATAGAGCAAAGAATTAAAACGTGTACTCACGGAGCAAATTTAGAGCAATTAAAAAGTCAAAATAAAGATTTTATAATCAAGCTCTCCAAAGAGAATTTACCAAGGTATGAAATATTAAAAAATGCCTTTTTAAATAGAAAACAGCAATTAACCAAAGGATAAATATATATGGCTGACTTCAAGAAACCACAAGATCCAAACTGGGTGTCTACATTTAGTTTGAAAAGAAACGCAGATAAGATAGCTGGAGACGAGGCTACTAAGAATAGACCCGATCTAGTTTTATCTGATAGTGATAAAGTAAACCCAAAGACAATGAAGCCTTATAGAAAGAACTTCACTATTGATGGTGTTTGGATGGAGGCTTCCGCTTATATCCAGGAAGATAAATCTTTAAAAATTACTATCAAAAAAACGGGAACGGGAACCGCTAGCACTATTGCTACAGCTCCAGACGCTAATAGAGAAGAAATCCCCTTTTAGATAACTTATGGAACAATATGGTTTAACTGCAAAGCAACTAAAACTTTTCAAGTTTATTAAAAGCTATATTGGAAAAAATACTGTATCGCCATCTTATGAAGAAATGATGGTGGCGGTACATTTAAAATCTAAAAATTCGATTAATAAATATGTTAGCCAATTAGAAGATAGGAAATGGATCAAAAAATTACCAGGAAAAGCAAGAAGCATTCAAATATTAAAGTGATGACACACCCAGATATTTTTAAAGAATTTAATTACGAATGTTTGGTTGAACAAGTTGGCAGCGATCATTATAAAAATATGAAAGTTGAACCCGCATATTTTATTAGTGAGAATAAACTATTGTTTGCAGAGGGAAATGTTGTAAAATATGTGTGCAGACATCAAAAAAAAAATAAAGCTGAAGATATTAAAAAAGCTATTCATTATTTAAAAATTATTTTAGAAAGAGATTATCCAAATGAGTAAGAAGATTGAAAAATTCTGGAACGGAAGTGCTAGCTTTACTGCTAGTGAAATGTTTACTTCTGTTGCTGATGCTGCAAATCAAATAATTCCTAGTTCTGCAGCAATTTACGAGGTTGATGGAAAAACTGTTAGCTTTGAGTTTGCTAGGATAAAAGAGGTAAGTAATGATAAACCATTACCAACATCTGGAACAAAAAATCCAGTTGATCGAGAAGGAACGAAAGTCTCTGAACGCAAAGATCACGAGACTAAAAGTTAAAAACGGGGGAATGTATCCTCCAGGGATTGCGGCTATAAGTAAGACAGCTCACTCAAAATTGATTGCTGTTATAGGATTGCAAGACCAATTAAGTAAAATAGAAGCCTAAATATTTTACTTTAGAACTACTATAAACTGATTAAATTCAGACACCTCCCCTACGCCTAAATGAATATACCAAATTGGCAAACATCATAACCACTAATTTAAATAAATATACCAACATGGGTTGACACCTTGGCAATGACAAACTATATGTAGTCTATGGATTTTAGAATTGGTAAAAATGGTAAAAAATTAAAACTTTATTGTTGGATCGATACTATTAAACACACAGTAGATAGTTTTGATCTTAATGAAAAACTTAAAGCTAAAAAATCTAAAGAATACCATCAAAATTTATCAAAAGAAGATTTATATAAAAAATTAAAAATACAAGATAAGGAAAAAAGAGCTTCTGATAAAGTAGAGTTTAAATATGCTTTTAAAAAATATTATGCGTCTGTAGAAAATGATAAAAGTATTTTAGCATCTACTGGAGCTGGATATATTAGTCTTTTAAAAATTCACGTAGAGCCATATATTCATAAAACTTATTTAGCTGATTTTAAATATATTGATTTTAAAGGTGCTGTAGATGAAAATGATAAAAGTATTTGTCTTTATAATAAAATTATTGAAAGTTTACCCGCTCAATGGGTTAAGATTAATGACCAATGGGAAATTGTTAGAAATAAAAATTATGATGATAATAATAAATTAATAACTATTGATAAAAATACTATAAAAAAAGCTATAGCAGAATTTAAAAAGTTTGTTGTGTTTTGTGGTAATAATGATTGGGTAATTGATAATAGAGTTTTAGCCTACAGAAATAAAAATTTAAAACCAGCTGAAAAAGAAGAATGGGTTCCAGATACTAATGACGTTTTTAAACTTATAAAATTAGAAGAAAATCTTTGTCTTAAAACTTTATACTATGGTGCAGCTGAAACGGGTTGCTCTTTAAGTGAGATTTTAGGTTGGTGTTATGAAGATAAATTTTTTGACGATGAATTAGATAGTCAAATTATTTTTGTTAGAAATTCTTTAGGTTCTCAAAGTCAGTTTAGACCAGGCACTTTAAAAAATGGTGGTAGAAAAAGAAAAGTTGAGATTAGCAATGACTTATCTACGTTGCTAGACCAATGGATGATCCATCAAATATTGCCTAAAACTCATTTAAAAAAATATAGAAGAATATTTCCTTTTACTAAAGGAAACGCAGCAGACATTTTAAAAAGATCTATAAAAAAAATTGGAATTGAATGGCAAGGTGCATTTTCTGGATTTAGAAAGTTTAGTAGTTCAGCCGCAGATGATACGGAGCTTTTAACTGAAGAACAATTTATTAAAAGATATGGTTGGAAAAGTAAAAAAACCTTTGTTGGCCATTATAGACGTGATCTTAATAGAAATAAACAAGATAGAAAAAAATTAATTAACAATTTAATATCAATAAATTAATTTAAAAATTTGAATGAAAAAAAGAAAAACTGCAAACAACCTACTAACAAAAAGGATAGGCAATGGATGCACTACAAGAAAAAGAACGTATAGCAAAGGTAATGTTTTTGTTAAGAACAATATCTGGCTTTACACAAAGTAGATTAAGCAAGACATTAAAAGTAAGTTTTCAACAAATCCAAAAATATGAGAAAGCGCAAAATGGTATTGCGTCTGATAAACTGTTTGTTTTAGCCAAAGAACAAGGTTGGGATATTAATTTGCTATACAATGGAGATCCAGAGCAGATGCTCCCTTCTATACCGCTATTTAAGCAAGATATGGTGGCTAGAAAGTTTAGAGAGATAGAAGCTAACATTAGAGAAGAACGCAAGCTACAGAGGCTCTATGCTCCATTAATGCCTAAATTAAATAGAGAGTTAGCTGGCGAAAATACTTTTAAAGATCCAGTTGCAGATAAAGATCCACAATGGATTAATTTAAAAACTGGGTAATTCAAAAATTTAAGGGAGTTAATAGCTCCCTTTTCGAATCATTTTTTTAATCAAAAAATCTTAATTCCAACCCAAATCCAACCCAAGTTGCCAAATTTAAAACTGCAATCCACCAAAAGTGTTGTTATTGGTGCACTCTGGTGGACTCGAACCACCGACCCTCGGTTTAGAAAACCACTTTTTATATTGGTTATTAGTATTACCTATCAACACAAACAACCACCATTAGAGAAAATTTAATTACCAAAATGGTTATTAAATAAGCATTGTTTTTAAATGATGTTTCTAACACACAACATAATAAAAACCCAAATCTAACCCAACTAATTACCCAACTTTAACCACCCAAAGGATTAGAAGATTGTTTGATTTCTTCTATTTGAAGTTCAAGTAATTTAATACTTTTCTCATTAATTTTAGATCTAGTTACTACACCAGATATATTAACTGGTTGAGGTAGTTTCCTACTTTCTAATG